GGACAGAGGCGCAGCTCGAATCCGCTGAGCCCGGCTTCGGCGATCACGCGCGCGCCTCGAGCCGGGCCATGAACGCGCGCCGCGCGGCGCTGGCGAGCTCGGCTGTGTCGCGCGCGCGCGGTTCTTCTAGTTCTCTTTCTAGTTCGGGCGGCACAGCGCCGCTATTCGATGTACTCAGCGCCGCTATTCGTTCGTACGGCTCCACCGGGAATAGCGGCACGGTGCCGCTATTCGGCACGACGCCGCGGTATCGATTCGTGACCGCCTGACCGGCGCCGCGGCCGGCCCTCGTGACGGCGAGCAGCCCGGCATGCTCGAGCCGATGCACGGCCCGCTCGACCGTACGCACGTCGAGCGACGCGCCGGCCGCGATCGCCGCGCGGCTCGGCCGGGCCCGGCCTTCGGCGGTCGCGTAGCAGGCGAGCACCAGCGCTACCAGCTTTGCCGTCGCGTCAATGTCGGCGGCGAGGATCGCGTCACGCCACAGCTGCACGGGTGGCTGCGGCATCGGCTCAGAACGGAATCGTCTCGTCCGGCTCGAGCGGTTCCGGCTGTTCGCTGAGCGCGTCGATCGCCTGCGTCATCCGGTCGAGCGCGGCCGCGGCGGCGCGGTCGAGCTCGACGTCGAGCTCGATAGCGTGGCGCTGCTCGTCGTCGAGCTCGAGCGGCCCGGCGATGCGCAGCCCCATTTCCGCGTGGCCGGCGCGAGCGCGCAGCCGCGCGGCCAGCACCGCCGGCGGCTCGAGCCGCAGGATGCTCATCGTGAGATCAGCTGGTTACGTAGCGCGGCGGCGTCGAGCTCGAGCCGGGCGCGCTGCGCGAGCTCGCGACACGCGGCCGCATGATGGCGCTGCTCGGTCGACCCGAAGCCGAGGTAGGAGTCCATCAGCTCGAGCTGTTCGGCGCATTCCGCCAGCAGCTTCCGTATCACCGGTGTGAGCGGCTCAGCCATAGAGGATCTTCCCCACGCCGATGCCGACGCAGAGCGCTGCGAACATCAGCGCCAGCACGTACCAGATCAGCTCGTCGGTGTACCACCGCTCTCGGCGCTTCGCCGGCGTGATCACCGGCGGTAGATCGCGTTTCACCACGTCCGCCTTTCGTAGTCGCTTGCGGGCTCGCGCCGGTAGTCCTGCGGGAATCGGAGCCGGTGCGCGGCGAGCAGCATCCGCCGGCCGATGACGAGCTCGGCGGCGCCGGCGATCGCGCAGCCGACTTCAAACCGCGCGGTCTGCCAGCGCGTGCGCGGCCAGCGTTTCGGGCGCGGCCCGATCGACCAGTCGCCGAACCGCCACAGCGCCACGCCGAGATGCACGCGCACGTAATCGAGCAGCACGCGCGCCACGCGCAGCGCCGTCACGGCTTGGCCTGCTGGTCGGTCGCGGCCAACATCTCGAGGAAGATCAGCGCCGCGTCGTAGCACGCCGCCGGTGGGCCGCCGACTTCGATCCGGTCGCCGCCGCGCCACGCTTTGATGCGGTATCCCCATTGCTCGGGCGGCCGGTTCGTCTGCGTCCAGCCAACGTCGTAGGCGACCCGATGTTCGTTCGCGAGCGCGATGAAACGGTCGAGCGACGCCGTCGGGATAGCCGGCTTCACGGCGCGGCCCTCTGGACCCACTTTGGACCCAGCTTGGACCCAGCGGCCCTGTCGCGTCCCGTCGCGTGGTGTCGCGTCGTGTCGTGTGGCGTCGGGTTCAATCCGTTGCAGCGCAACGGATCGCGGCGCTTCGTGTCGCGTAGTGTCGCGTGGTGTCGCGTGGCGTCGTATTGGCTGCTACTGGTTCGAGCCCAGTACCGCCCATGACCGAAACCCCTGCAAATGACAGGGTTTCGGGTGGAGCTCAGGGGGGTTCTGGACCCGGTTTGGACCCAGCGGGTCACGGCGTACCCTTCCCAAGTGTCGGCGGCTCGGCCCGGCGTGGTGTAGTGGCCGCGCCTGCCGGGTCGCCGGCAGTACTCCGCTCGGAGGTCGTCGGGCATCAGTCCTTGGCCTTCCCGTCAGCCGACGAATCGACGTAGCCCCATGCCGCACCGCACTCACAGACAACCCAGTTTTCTGGAACGAACCACTTGCCGCCGAAACGCTCGCCGGGCATCCCGCGAGCAACGATGGTCGCCCTATGTCCCTGGTGCTCACCCAAGTCGATGATGTAGCTGCCGGACGGGTGATCGGGCACGAGCGGGTCAGCCATCAGCTGCTGCCGCTCTGAGTCCGGCCGTCGGCAGCGCGGCCCGGGTGCGTAGCCGGCGCCGTTCCATATCGCGATCGTACCGGGCGGCGATCAGCGCGCCTCCGTCGGCGTGGCCGATCCGGGTGGCGACTTCCGCCGGGCTCATGCCGCGGTCGAGCATCAGCACGATGCCCGTCGACCGCAGATCGTGCGGCGTGCGGCCGTCAAACGGCGTCGCCGCGTCCAGCTCGAGTCCATGCGCCGCACGGTAGTTGTCGGCCGCCCGGGCCCGGGCCGGGTACCAAACGAACCGCAGCCACTGCCAGTGCCGCCACGGCCGGCCGGTACGGGTCGGGAATACCAGCGGCGTGCCGGCGGGCCGGCCCGGCAGCGCGCCCGTCGCGCCCGGCGTCACGGCGCGCAGCGGCCCGGCGAGCTGCTCGCGCAGCAGCTCGATTTCCTCGTCGGTCAGATCGATGATCTTCCGGCGGCCCTCTTTCGTCCGCTCCGGCTCGAGCGTGATCGTGCGCGCCTCGAGATCGACTTCCGACTCGACCAGCCCGGTGAACTCGCCCCACCGCATGCCGGTGGTGCCGGCCAGCAGGATCATGCGCTGCCCGTAGCCGACGGCGCAGGAGGCGAGCAGCTCGAGCTCGGCGGCGGTGAACGGCTCGAGCTCGCGGTGCTGATGGGCGACCTGCTCGAGCGTCAGGATCCGCTCGTCGATCACCACGCCGCGATCACGCGCCAGCCGCAGCACCGCTTTCAGGCCCTCGAGCTCGGCGCCGGCGATCACCGGCGCGGCGGCGGCGCGCGCGTAGTACCAGTCCTCGACCGCGGCGCGGCGCAGCATTTCGATCGGCAGCGCGCTGAGCGGCCCGTCCTGCCAGGGCCGCAGCTGCCGCGCCCAATGCTCGACGCCGCGCGTGGTCAGCATCCGTTTCGTCTGCCGGCTCGGCTGCGTGCGCTTGCGGTCGAGCAGCGCAGAGGCGCCGGCGCCGATCGTCAGCGTCACGATCCGATCATGGTCGGGCGTTTCGCCGGCGGCACGCAGCGCGCACCATCGGCCGTGCAGCGCCAGCGCCGCGGCCGCGGTCAGCCCGGTGGCGACGTGCCGACGGTCGTGGAACCGCATGCGCAGCCGTAGCGCGTTGCCGTGCAGGTCGACGCCCTCGAGCTCGAGAACGTCGATCCCGGCATGGGTGGTAGTGGACACCCTAGTACCTCCGAATCGCGTGAACGTTCGCAGGGATCCTAGACCCTGACCCGGCGAAGTCATCCTCGGGCTCGATCTCGCGGCGATGGATCCGGGTGGTGCGGCCATGCTTGCGTACCGGCAGGTCGCCGCGCTCAATCCACCGCTCGATCGTGCGGCGCGTGCGGCGCATTTCGGCGGCGTACTCGTCGATCGTCAGCCACTCGGGCCGGTCGTCGTGGTCGTCGTCAGCCATTGGACTGCGCAGGGTAGGCAGGCACGACGCCGGGCCGCAACCGGCCCAAACGTCGTGTCCTGTCGCTTCCCGTCGCCGGGCGTCGCCCTACGTCGGCAGGCGTCGCCTCCTGTCGCATCGGCGGGCGGCCGTCCAATGGTCGCAATTTGCGAGGAAAACGCATCCGGCACCCCTCGGGTCGAGGTTGTCCGTCGGCTGTACCGGCGCCTTTTCCGCCGCAACCTTGAGCGCTACCTTACCGCTTGTGCAACGCTTTGCACACCATCTTTGTACCAGCATCCGTACGGTGCGGCTCGTGGCCGTTCGGGATCAGCCGTCGCCAGAGGCAGCCGCCCGCCTCGGGCGACTGCACGGCCGGTACCTACAGGCACAGGTAGCCCAAGACGCGTGGCACGACGCGCTCTGTCTGGAGCTGGCCGCGATCCGAAACGACGAGGATCTGTCGGTGCGCGCGATCGCGGCCGTGCTGGACGTGTCGCCGTCAGCCGTGCAGCACTGGATCAGCCAGGCGCGCCGACTCCACTAGGCGCCCAGCACCGCCTGAACCTGCGACAGGATCATGCCGTCGGTGATCACGCCGGGGTCAGCGCCGGGGTCGCCCACGTCGCCGGCTTCGGCGCTGGCCCATGCGGCGTCCCAGCCGGGCGCCGAGCACAGCTCCCAGCGATGCTCTCCCGCCCACGATTCCGGCTCGGCCGGGTCGAGCACCGCGCCTCCGTTCTGCTCGACCGCGGCGGCGGCCGCGAGCCGGCCCAGCAGCGAAATGCTGGCGGTCATGTTGAACACGTCCAGGTACGGCATTGGAACCCCTTTTCAGTAGGCGAGCGCGACGGCTGAGAACTCAAACCGGTTGATGTTCAGGCTGACGCCGGAATCCTGATAGATACACAGCTCGACGTAGTCGCCGACACCCATCGGCCAGGCAGCGACCGCGGTGGCGTCGGCCGTGCAGACAGCGGCGGGAGCTGCCGCGTAGGCGAGCGCCGTGCGCTGGTCTTCGGCGATCGTCAGCGTTCCGTTTAGGCGGATGATCGATGCGCGGCGACCGACCACGTTACCGGCCCAGCTGGTATAGGCCGCGAATTGGAAAAGCCCGGCGGTGCGAGCAATCAGCTTGGTTGGGTCGGTCGCCGCGTTGAACATGTTGTCGGCGGCCCACAGCACTGACGCCCAGCCTGCCTGCCAGCTGAGCGTGACCTGACTGCCGTTCGTGCACGGCAGCGCGGTGATTCCGTGCACGACCGCGCCGGGTCGTTGGAACGCGTCGCGGCCCTGCTTCGCGAATACGCGCTGGTCGGTCATCGCGCCGGCCGTCATCTTCGCGATCGCCAGTTCGTAGGTCGCGAGCGTTTGCGTCGGCGCGCTGGCGGCGTCGCGGTAGAGCAGCTCTGTCCGGTTGTCAGCCGGCGTGAAGCGCACCACGAGCAGCCCGTTCGCGGTCACGGGGACGGTCTGCGGGGTCGCCAGTTCCGCGTAGTGCCCGTCCAGCCAGCAGGCGCCGGCCGCTACCTGAATCGCGGGACCGGCGACGAGGGTTGGCGCCAGCATCCCGGCCGTGGTCGCGTCGATTCCGAGCGACGGAACCACACCGGACGGGACCCAGTTGCGCGCCATCTTCCGCCAGCGCGCTTCGCTGGAAACGCTGCCGTCGGCGCCGTCAGTGGGCCATACGGTGAGATCGGGCATCGCTAGTTCCTCTCGAGCTGGCGGATTCGCCGGTTGGCTAGGCTGAGCTGGCGCCACTGGTCGAGGCTGACGCCGGCGGCGCCGATGATCGGCGTCACCACCGGCGCCTGATTCGGTAGCAGCTGGATCGTCGCCTCAGTGATCACGTCGGTGATCGTGACATCGCCGATCCGCGCCGTCGCCCGGTCGCCCACGTTCCAATCGCGGCCGTACTGCTGCGCGCCGGTGTCGAGCGCGTCCAGCTCGACGCCGGGCGGCCGGGCGGCTTCGGCGAGCGCTTCGGCGCCAGCCTGCGCGAGCTCGGCCAGGTCGACGGTGTCGCGGCGATCGCGGAACGCTTCCGAGCGGCCCCAGCTGAGCTGTGTGCCGGCGTCGGCGTATTCGGCGATCAGCCGCGCGGTGCCCTCGCCGCCACCGGCGACGTACACGTAATTGGACTCTGGCGCCTCGACCGTGGAGCGCCACCCAGCCAGCGTGCCGAGCTCGGCGCTGAAGATGGCGGATCCGGCCGGCTGGTAGACCTCGAAGGCCAGGTCGCGGACGCGGACGCCGATGCGCGCAGCCATCGCGGCCGTGCGCACGAACTCGAGCAGGTTTTGGTACCGGCCCGAGAGCGCGACGGTGCCGCCGAATGCGGCCGGCGTGGCGACCGTCAGCCCAGGCACGCGCCGTGCTGCTGTCGCGGTCGGGCCGGCGTTGCGGTCGACGTAGCCGGCCAGCACCGTGGACGCCGGGCCGGTGCGCACGTCGTCTTCGCTGGTCGAGTACGGCGGCGCCGCTGAGCCGGGTTGGGGATGCACGATTCGGCGCCGGAGCCAGACGAGATCCTCGACGCCGTAGACGCGCAGCAGCTCGCCGTCGGCGCCGCTCGAGCGTTCCATCCTCGTGACCGGGCCGCTGCGCTGCACGGCGCCGGTGTTCTCGTTGATGACCAGGATCCGCGGCTGCAGCGCGCTGGTCAGGTAGTCGGCGCCGGCGCTGTCGGCTGGCAGCTCGAGCTCGTAGGTTCCGACCTCGTTGAAGCGGGCCACGATCGTGCAGCTCGAGTAGGTGTCGATCTCGCCGAGCCGCGTCTGCCAGTCGCACGCCTCGAGGCGCAGCGCTAGGCCGCTAGCCATGCGTTCCGCCACGCGAACGTTGCGACACTGGCCGGGCTGGTCAGCGCGACGCTCAGCTCTACCCGGTTCGGGCCCGGCTCGAGCGGCCACAGGCTCGAGTCAGCGGTCAGCAGCGGATACGCGTTACCTCCGTCGATCGTGACCAGCTTGCGGCCGGGCCGCGTGTCGACGATCAGCTGTGAGCCGGCCGCGAGCGTGGTCTGCACGGTCCAGCTTTTGCCGGTGGTGAGGTTGCGCGCCATGACCTGCTGGCCGGGCCCGGTGACGGTGATCACGGGCCACGATTTCACGTCGCCGGCGACGGTGATCGTGAGCGCCGCGAATGCGTCGGAGGCGCCCAGCACCAGGGGGAGGAACGGGAACCAGTGCGTGACGTTGCCGCCTTGCGTGACGGTGGTGGTCTGCTCGGCGCCGTCCAGCCAGTAGGGATAGGCGGCGCGGAATAGCAGCACGGCGGATCCGATCGACGCCGCCTCGTCGAGATCGTCGAGGCCGGCGTCATAGGCGCAGCGCAGGTACCGGCCCGGGCTCGGCCCGTCCACGACGGTGAGCGTGCCCTCGCCCTTGGCCGGGTCGAGCACGCGGCCCCAGCGGCGCAGCTCGGCCCGGTCGAGGATCGTGCCGGGCGCCACTACCGGCACCGCGACGGGCCGCTCGAG